TCCGATCTATAATCATACTATCCCATATAGTCAAGTATTAAATGTAAATTAATTTAGTTGTATACAACTTTTTTTTACAACCTATGGTTCACGGCCCCCCAAACTTGGGGTTACTTGCAGCATTATCTGTTCACGTTTTGTTCCAACGCCCCCCCGCCCCCCTAATATTGGGGGGACGGTCAGCAGTACAGTCGTGTCGTGTCGTTGGGTTGATAAATTCATTGGCATATATTATCGTTCGGGTATGGAGAACACAGCCAGCCTAGAACTACTGCCTGACGACGTGCTCAAGGAAATCTACCTGCTTGAGGAGCAGGCGAAACGTCTTGAGATGCGTGACAAAGCGCAAGAAGACTTCATGTCATACGTCCACCATGTCTATGAGAACTTCATAGAGGGGACCCATCATAGAATCATAGCTGAAAAGCTAGAGCGTATCGCAAACGGTGATTTAAAAAGACTGATTGTGAATATGCCACCCCGACATTCTAAATCAGAATTTGCATCCTATCTCATGCCGTCCTGGTTTCTTGGCAGGAACCCCAAGTTAAAAATCATTCAGGCTACCATGAATACCGAACTTGCTGTAAGATTCGGGAGAAAGGTCCGAGACCTGATCGCCGACCCGGTATATCGGGAGGTCTTTCCCAACACGGACCTTAAACAGGATAGCCAAGCTGCTGGTCGGTGGGAGACTAGCGTCGGCGGGGAATATTTCGCAGCAGGGGTGGGAGCGGCGATGACTGGTCGTGGCGCAGACTTGCTTATCATTGATGACCCGCACTCGGAACAAGATGCTTTGTCCACGACTGCTTACGATAATGCGTATGAGTGGTACACTTCGGGTCCTAGACAGAGACTCCAGCCGGGTGGCAGCATAATTATTGTTCAGACCCGGTGGTCAAAGAAGGATATCACGGGCAGGTTACTGTCTGCACAGGCCAAAGATGTAATGGCTGACCAGTGGGAAGTTGTAGAATTTCCTGCGATTATGCCGTCGGGGGAACCATTATGGCCTGAGTTTTGGCAAAAGGACGAGCTTCTCAAGGTCAAAGCTTCGCTGTCCGTGGGCAAATGGAATGCGCAGTGGCAACAAAATCCTACGTCCGAAGAAACCGCGATGGTCAAGCGGGAGTGGTGGAATGAGTGGGAAGAAGACGATGTTCCAGATTTAGACTACATAATTCAGTCGTATGACACCGCGTATTCAAAGAAAGAGACCGCTGACTACTCTGCGATTACGACGTGGGGTGTGTTCCGTCCGTACAGAAACGGGGAAGAACATCTGATATTGCTGGATGCAAAGAAGGGTCGGTGGAATTTTCCAGAGCTTAAAACCATAGCGAAAGAAGAGTTTGAGTATTGGGACCCAGAGTTGATGTTGATTGAGGCAAAAGCGTCTGGTCAACCGTTGGCGGATGAAATGCGGTTACTGAACCTCCCTGTTGCGACCTTTGCCCCCGGTCGTCGGAAGGGTGGGGGAGGTCTGGACAAGACAGCGCGTATGCATATTGTTTCGCCTATTTTTGAATCGGGCAAAGTGTGGTATCCTTCTGGGGAGAAATTTGCCGACGAAGTCATAGAAGAGGTTGCATCATTTCCTAATGGCGACCATGATGACTTTTGTGATAGTATGACAATGGCATTGATGCGCTTTCGCCAAGGCGGGTTTGTCAGGCTTGATGGCGAAGAGTTTGAAGACGATTACATTCCAAGAAAGCGGGAATATTACTAATGGCACTACCACCAACAGCAGTAGAAATGGCTATGGGTCCCGGCGGTCCGGCTATGACAGCAGAAGAACAAATGACCGAGGTCCAAGTACCGACAGGCGAGATGCTTCCAGAGGGTATCATGCTTGCAGGTGATGAGGAGATGGTTGAGGTTCAGGCAGAAGTTTACGACCACAATGCGAACTTGGCTGAAGTATTAGACGACTCGATCCTCGGAACTTTGTCCTCGGACCTTGGTGGTAAGGTAGATGAAGACCAGTCTTCTCGTGAAGATTGGGAAGAAGCTATTTCCAAGGGCCTGACGCTTTTGGGGATAAACTATGAAGAGCGGAACGAGCCTTTCATGGGGGCTTCTGGTGTAACTCATCCGTTGTTATCGGAGGCGGTTACACAGTTTCAGGCACAGGCTTACAAGGAAATGCTGCCGCCGGGTGGTCCTGTGAAGACACAGATTATAGGACAGCAGTCCAAAGAAGTTGAAGATCAGGCCCAGCGGGTCAAGGACTTCATGAATTATCAGGTTACAGAGGTGATGGAAGAGTATGATCTGGATACAGACCAGATGCTTTTCTATTTGCCGATTACAGGTTCGACGTTCAAGAAGGTATACTTCGACCCGATGAGACAGAGGGCTGTGTCGAAGTTTGTACCTGCGGAAGATTTGATTGTGCCGTACAGCGCGACAGATTTACAGACTGCCGAGCGGTACACACATGTAGTTCGCATGAGCGAGAACGATATCCGAAAGCTACAAGTAGGAGGTATATATCGTGACGTATCACTCTCAGCTACTGAAGATGAAGAGGCTGATTCAACAATACGGGGTAAGGCTGATGATATCCAGGGTCTCCGTCCGGGTTACTCTGATGAGATGTTTACAATCCATGAAATCCATGTCGATTTGGACCTTGAGGGATTTGAGGATATGGATGAGATGGGTGAGGCGACAGGGATTAAGTTGCCTTACATCGTTACAATGGACGAAGGTTCCGGGCAGATTTTGTCAGTCGTTCGTAACTGGCGTGAGACGGATATACTCCGCCGCAAGCGTCAGTTCTTTGTTCATTATAAGTTTCTTCCTGGTTTTGGTTTTTATGGCTTTGGCCTACTTCATATGATAGGAGGGCTGTCTCGTGCAGCAACTTCAATACTACGCCAGCTTATTGATGCTGGAACTCTCTCAAATTTACCAGGCGGTTTCAAGGCTCGTGGTGTTCGCATTCGCAATGATGATGAGCCTGTTAATCCTGGTGAGTTCCGCGATCTTGACGCTCCTGGTGGCGATATTCGTAACGCCATTATTCCTTTGCCTTACAAAGAACCATCTGGAACGCTTGCCCAACTTCTGGGAGTTGTTGTTGACTCTGGTAGAAGATTTGCACAAGTGGCAGACTCAAAGGTCGCTGACGTTAATTCGCAAGCTCCAGTCGGCACAACAGTGGCTCTCATCGAGCAAGGCTCAAAAGTAATTAGCAGTATTCACAAGCGGCTGCACTATGCACAGAAAAATGAATTCCGGCTGCTTGCTGAAATCTTTTCTCTGAATCCCGTGCCATATCCTTACATGATTGGACCAAATATTCCTCCTGAGATTATGGCGCAGGATTTCGACGGGCGGGTAGACGTTCTCCCAGTATCCGACCCGTCGATCTTTTCTATGGCGCAGCGGCTGTCGTTGGCACAGACACAACTTCAGTTGGCGCAGGCTGCACCGCAGATGCACAACATGTATGAAGCCTATCGGCGTATGTATGATGCACTGGATATCAAGAATATTGACAGCATTCTGCCCCCGCCACAGCCACCACAGCCTATGGACCCCGGCATGGAAAACGCAAACGTACTGTCCGGTCAGATGGTTCAGGCGTTTCCAGAGCAGGATCACATTGCACACATCCGTGTTCATGCTGCCATGCTGCAACAGCCATCCACCGCAGCCAACCCGCAGGCATTTATGATGTTACAGTCTCACGTTCAGCAACATGTGGCGATGCATGCTCGTGACTTGGTGCAAGAGATGTTTAACGGCGTAATGCAAGAAGCACAGGCTCGTGGTGAGATGATACCACAGATTGACCCTGCTGCTCTTGAAGCTGCTGTTGCACAGCAGATTGCTGATACCACAGAGGAGTTGGCTCCGGTTCTAACTCCACCACAGCAACCTGACCCGCTTGTTGCTATCCGTCAGCAGGAACTGGAGAACGATACGCAAGAGATTCAGCGCAAGGCGATGAATGATGCGATGGACTTCCAGATTGATCAGGCTCGGTTGATGCAGGCGTACGAATTAGCGCAGAAGCGTCAGCAGTTGCAGGAGCAGATTGCTGAAGACCGTAACTTGGTCAACGTATATAGAATAGATACACAAGCTAACTTGAAGAGGCAATAATGGCTGGCATAGCAGGTTTACTCACTCAACTACAATCGGCGTTTGATACGACGAATCAACAGTTAACTCAAAGTCTGGATAGAATCAGGCTGTTGGAAGAACAGGCTAGGCAAACTTCTCAGCCCTTTCAACAAACTATTGGTGGTTCGGTGCAAGCAACTCCAGGCCCCGCTGATGGTTCAGCCCAACCGGGTTTCAGTGCTGAACCAGGCACCCCACCTGGTCTAGGACAGATAGAAGGTGGTTTTGACAACAGAGTCCCTATTTCTACAATGCCCACCCCGCCAATGTTCGGTGGTGGGAGGTTTCCTGGTTCGGGAGGTTTCGGAAGATTTCCCGGTTTCTTTAACGGTAACCAACCTGTGCGCATCCCTTTTGGTAGCTTTGGACAACCACAACGTCCAGCATTTGGTGGGTTAGGCACAATGTTCGGCAATATTTTTAGGGGTAGAATGTGATATGTTTCAGGCTCTTATTGGACCCATTGCTTCACTGGCTGGATCGTTTGTTGAGGGTCAGGTATCCAAGCAAAAAGCGAAAGCAACTCTTGCGCAAACTGAGGCGGAAGCGAAAGCGGAGATAATGAAGACAGCAGCCACTCACGATTCCAAGTGGGAATTGATTATGGCTGAGTCTACAAAATCCTCAATCAAAGATGAAATAGTCACGGTGATTATACTGATTCCCGTAATTTTAGTTTTCATTCCGGGCATGGAACAGGTGGTCAAGAATGGCTTTGATCGTTTGAATGAGCTACCGGACTGGTATCAATATTTGGTTTTCCTTGTGTGCAGTGCCGCACTAGGAATAAAAGGACTGGACAAGTTCAGGAAGAAGTAATGGTATTTGATCATTCACAACGTACAACAGAAGAACAGGCGAGAAAGAATCGTGGCAGAGATAACAATGGAAAGATTTCTCAAGTGGAAGATACTACCCCGCTTGATGATGATTGGGATGTCAATATCCGCTTGGCGGGTAGTGGAGTGGTTCATGGGATTGCCAGACCCTACTGCTCAACAGGCGGCTCTAGTTAGTGTCGTAACGGGCGTTTTAGCTGGTGCTTTTGCAGTTTGGCTCAACCACGAGAAGAGCTAAATGCCCAAACTGAGTGAAAATACGGAAGTAGCACTGCCACTTCGTAACATCATTTCTATGGTTGCCGCTGCATCTTTAGCAACTTTTGCCTATTTTTCGATTATCGAAAGATTAAATACCATTGAGACCAACATCACGATGATGAAATCTGATTTGGAGCATAACACAGAATTTCGCATTAAATGGCCCCGTGGTGAAATGGGTAGCCTGCCAGCAGACTCAGAACAATTTATGTTGATAGAACACCTTGCCCAGCAACTTGATGAACTATCTAAGCAGATAGATGAAGGTCGTGCTCCACATGACCAGCAGCAGAAGCTTACGTTAGACTTTTATGAAAAGCGCATAAGTAATCTTGAACAGAACATAGAGAAGTTGCGAAACGGTGATCACTAAAACAATGACATTGTTGCTGTATCTGAGCGGTGGTATCATAGAGCACACCGGGCCTATGAACATGTCTGAGTGTTTGAAGATGAAACGTCAGATAGAACGTAACGGTTGGAAAGACAGGAAAGACACACGTTATTCCTGTGAGAAACGTCAGGTTGAAGTGGCTGTTGGCATTGATGGCAAAGAGTATATTGTAAAGCTGGTTGACTAGAAAAAAATAGTGTAGGATAGGAACATGGTTAGAATTAAACAGTTTGCTGATGACCTTGGCATTTCATACAACGAAGCAAAGAAGTTGGTTGATATGGGAAGAAACAAACAAGATTCTGGCAGTGACGCGCTTGATAAATCTCGTGCTCGTATGAAGAAGCGTCTTGACAAAATGAAGCAAGACCAGAAGGAAGCCGATCGCATTGCGAATGAGGACACAAACATGGTGTTAAAAGCTAAAAATGGCAAAGCTGCCACCGCTCCTGTTGAAGGTGAAACTCCAAGCGGTGCGCGCAAATACATTCCTAAAAAAGGTGGGACTCGTTTCGCTCCAAAAGTTCCTATGATGGAAGAAGTGGATCCCAATGTAATGTTAGGCAAAGGCAAAAAGTTGAAGCGTCGTGGCGATGACAAAGAGGTTATCAAAGCCGCTGACGGTGCTTTTGTCCGTGGCATGGGCCGAGCTTACATGGGTAACCCTAGAGCAACAAAGTTGAGATAATGTCTTACAACGATCCCTTTGAAAGTGAAGGCACTGCTGGCACCGTCAACTTTGATGCTCCTGCTGGTAGTGGAAGATATGATAGTAGCGGTTTTAGTAGCGACAGCAGCGACAGCGGTAGCCCGACCTTTACTCGTGGAAAACCAGGGTCTCGTGGCGGCACTCAAATTTCAGGCAATACAATCTACGGCGGACAAATAATTAGTGATAAAACACTTGGTCGTAGTTATGATTTTGAAAGCGAGGATTATCAGAAATATTTAGATGCTACAGGTCGTAGCATGCAAAACCCCTATGGTGACACTGGACTGTTTAGTGGCATTTTTGGTGCAGACAAAGTATACTATAACCTTGACCCTACTACAGCTAAAAATATCTTAGACGCAGGTTTTGATAGGTACAACGATTTTTTAGGACAAGACAGTATTTCTCAAAACAGAGGTTTTGGTAAGCTGTTTGGTGGTCCTGAAGGGGAGATGACAGCACAGGGCGAGGTTCGTGCACAAGTCCCAGAAACAACAACCGCAGCAAGTCTTTTAAGCTCTATCATACCGGGCGCAAGTTTTCTTCCCACTCCGGGCACAACATACGCTCCTATGGGAAGTACGAGTTACGACCCAGAGCGAGATCCAAGCGCAAATCAGGATCTAAGAAGTGGTCCTTTTAGTTTGTTAACAGATGCTTTGTCTAAAGGTAGAGAATTTATTTCTGATAGATTGAACCCTCTTCCTGATGCTCCGCCGTCTCGTCCACGAGCACCAGTTCAAGAAACAAGAAGGGACATCATAGATACAAGAACTCCTGCCCCGCTGACACCAGAACAAGAAGTTGCACAAATGGCAATGTACGAAGCTGAACCTTTGTACCCAAACATGACCAACTATGGTAAAAGAGACCCTGATTCTCTCCCTGCCACACTGTCTGCGGGTGATTTTATTTTTTCAGATTCTGATCCTCCCCTTCCCCCTGCCACACTGTCTGCGGGTGATTTTGTTTTACCAAGCGGTGAGGTAATAAACACCAACAGAAGCTCTTTTAGTGGTTCTATTTTAAAAGACATTGTAGATGGAAATCTTTTTGAAACAGACTTTCTTGGTGGGCAGCTTAAATTTAGTCCTAAGTTTGATTTAAAACGTGGGTTTACAGGTGGCAATATTCAATTTAAAAAACGGTTCTAAAAATGAAAATAGAAATTAAATTAATACCAGACGGGCTTGACCTTGCAAAAGAAATACAGGACGGAACTCCTGTAGACCAAATGCAGGACGCATGTCCTATTGCTACACAAGACGTTGAGACAAATGAAGAGAACCAGCGTTTTGCAATCAAGGACCATCAATACGGTCCAGCGATTAACCCGGAGGAAAGCTGTGGTGTTTGCGCGGCTTTTAATATTAGTCCCGAAATGCAGCAGTGTATGAAGGACGAAACTGGCGAAGTGGGCTATTGCCAGTCATTGAAATTTATGTGTTCAGCGGCTAATTCATGCTCTATCTTTGCTCCCGGCGGACCAATGACAGGCATGGATGATTAATGGATATCGTAGATTTTATAACAAAGTATCAAAAAGTCTTGAATAATCGTATAGAAGACATTAGTGTTTCTATAACCAGTGGTAGTATTACTGATATTGAAGACTACCGCGCAAGAGTCGGTGAAATACAGGGTGTCACCTTTGCTCTTGATGAACTGAAGACCCTGCTGACAAAGGCAAAATATATCAATGACGTTGATAGTACCTGAGTACGTTCTCGCGCAACGCGAAGCGAAAGCAAAGGCCGAAAAGGCCGCAAAAGAAAAATCCCTGACAGAAAGAATTCCACAGCCCACTGGGTGGCGCATACTTGTTATGCCGTACATGGGCCGTGAGAAAACTGATAGTGGGATTTACGTTCCTGATCAATCAAGAGAGCGCGAGGCTCGTGCTACTGTCGTAGCTTATGTGGTTAAGGTAGGCCCGTTGGCGTATCAAGACCCAGATAAGTTTGGTGGTGAAGCCTGGTGTAAAGAAGGTGATTGGGTGTGTATTGGACGCTACGCTGGTTCTCGATTCCAGATTGAGGGTGGCGAAGTGAGAATTATCAATGACGATGAAGTCATTGCAACCATCGTTGATCCTGACGATATTAAAACGTATGGAGCGGCATAATGTCCACCGACGCATTGCAGCAAGAAGCTGAAGAAAAAGAAATTGTTTTAGAAGAAACTGAAGAAGAACAGGAACAGTCCGAAGTTCAGGTTGCTGAAGAGCAGTCAGAGTCCGAAGAGCAGCCACAAGCTGCTAACGAAGATGAGCTTCAGGAATACTCCAAGAATGTTCAGCAGCGAATTAGCAAGCTAACAAAAAAGTATCGTGATGAAGAAGCACAGCGTTTAGCGGCGGTTGAGTTTGCTGAAGCTGTGAAGAAACAGAATGACGAACTTAAACAGCGTTTAAGTGCCTTAGACCAGTCATATACATCAGAGTTTGGCACACGAGTTGATTCTCAAATCGAAGCCGCCAAGCAAGCTTATCAAAAAGCTTATGATGACGGCGATGCCGAAGCTATGTTTGAAGCTCAAAAGAATCTCAGCAAATTGGCTTTGGATCAAGCGCAGCTTGAACAGGCGAAAAAAAGACAAGAAAAAGCTGAACAGGTTGCAGAAGCTCAACCTGCTGCTCAACCACAACAGTCAAAACCACAACCACCTGATCCAAAGGCAGAGGCATGGGCACAGAAGAATGAGTGGTTTGGTGCAGATCAGACCATGACTTATGCTGCTTTTGGAGTGCATAGGCAATTAATTGAGGATGAGGGATTTGACCCACAGTCCGATGAGTACTATAATGAACTTGACAATCGCATGAGGAAAGAGTTTCCGCACAAGTTTGCGGCACCTACCAAGGGCGATACAGGACCCAGAGTCGCTTCTGCTGAGTCCACGGCCTCACGGTCGAAGTCAACTAAGGGGCGCAGAACAGTCAAGCTGACTCCGTCGCAGATAGCGATAGCAAAGCGGTTGAATGTTCCGCTCGAAGAATACGCTAAGTATGTTAAGGAGTAAGAGAATGGCTGATTCAACAAAAAGAGTTTCACGGGACTCACAAACTCGTGCAAAGTCCACAAGGCGTAAGCCGTGGACACCACCTTCCAAGCTAGAGGCTCCAGAGCCACCAGCAGGGTACTCACATCGTTGGATTCGTACATCCCTTCGGGGGGAAGACGACACAATGAACGTATCCTCTAGATTGCGGGAAGGATGGGAACCTGTTCGTGCTGATGAATATCCTGAGTTAGCGGGTCGTTACCCAACAATTGAGGATGGAACACACGCAGGTGTTATTGGGGTTGGTGGCCTAATGTTGGCACGAATCCCAGAAGAAACGGTAGAAGAACGAACTGAATATTTTCGGGAGCAGACCCGCACACAAATGGATGCCGTGGATCAAAATCTTATGAGGGAACAACATCCCTCAATGCCTATTCATAATGAAAGGCAAAGTCGTGTATCATTTGGGGGCAAGGATAAAACCTAGCCTTCTTAACTTGACAAGGAGTAAGCAATGGCAAATGTTAATGTTGCCTTCGGCCTAAAGCCGATTAATACCGCTGGTAGCACTCCTGCTACTTCCGGTACTAATGCATACTTTATTGACAGCGGCGCAAGCGCGATCTTTCAGGGTTCAATAGTTAAGTGCGACAATGGCGGTGAAATCGTCATTAGTTCTGCTACTGGTGACACCGAAGCTCCTCTTGGCGTTTTTGCTGGCTGTGAGTATGTATCCTCAACCACAGGTAAAAAAGTATTCTCAAATACATGGCCTGGGTCAGGTGCGGACACAAACTTCGACATTATCGGATTTGTGTACGACAACCCAATGCAGCGTTATGTAATTGCAACAGATGCTACATTTACTAATAGAGCCACTGCCATAGCTGCTATTTTTGAAAATACGCAGTTAGATAGTGGTGCAAGTGGTAACACAACCACAGGCATTTCCAGTGCAAAGATGGATGTCGCAACTCTTGACTCATCAAATGCTTCTCTTCCTTTGAAGATTGTTGGCATTCAAGACGACGTTGAGAACGAAGACTTCACTGCTGCTGGCATTCCTATGATTGTGATGCTTAACAATCACGCACTGCTTCAGGCTGATTCTGAAGCGGCAATTTCGTAAGGGAGTGTAGGTAATGGCTATTTCTAGAGCACAACTCGCCAAAGAACTAGAGCCTGGTCTTAACGCTCTGTTCGGCATGGAATATGGTCGCTACGAAGGTCAGCATTCTGAAATCTTTGACACCGAGTCATCTGACCGGGCGTTTGAAGAAGAGGTAATGCTGTCAGGCTTCGGCGCGGCTCCCGTGAAAAATGAAGGTACAGGCGTATCATTTGATGATGCGAATGAAGCATACACTGCTCGTTACAACCACGAGACAGTGGCAATGGCCTTCTCAATCACTGAAGAAGCTGTGGAAGACAATCTGTACGATCGTCTGGCTTCACGCTATACTCGTGCACTTGCACGTTCTATGGCTCACACCAAGCAGGTTAAAGCTGCGGCTATCCTGAACAACGCATTTACTGCTGGCGCATCTGCTGGTGGTGACGGTGTTGCTCTGTGTGACGCATCTCACCCGCTGACATCAGGTGGCACATTTGCCAACGAACCATCAACTGCTGCTGATTTGAACGAAACTTCTTTGGAAGACGCTCTGATTAACATCGCTGGTTTCGTTGATGAGCGTGGCCTGATCATCGCTCTTCGCGGCATGAAGCTAATCATTCCACGTCAGCTTCAGTTTGTTGCGGAACGTCTGATGGTTTCCAATCTTCGTGTTGGCACAGCAGACAACGATGTAAACGCACTCAAGTCAATGGGCATGCTGCCCGAAGGTTATGTAGTCAACGACTACCTGACAGACACTGATGCGTTCTTCATCAAGACAGATGCACCAAACGGCCTCAAGCACTTTGAGCGTACTGCACTGTCAACAGCAATGGACCCAGACTTCGACACTGGTAACATGCGCTTCAAGGCTCGTGAGCGTTACAGCTTCGGCTTCTCTGACCCACGTTGTGTGTTCGGTTCACCCGGCGCGTAAGGTTAGAAACATCTTTTTCAAAGGGCGGGTATTCACCCGCCCTTTTTTATTGTATACTTAGATATCCCTGACAGCCGCATGGTGTGGCTGACACTAGCCGAGACAGGAGATAAAATTGGCTAATACTACATTTAACGGTCCCGTCCGTTCAGAAAACGGATTCAAGACAATCATCAAGAACTCCACAACTGGTGCTCTTACCAATGAAATGACTTTGTCTACCTACAGCACTTCAATTACAATTGCTGCAACAGGCACAGAGCATAAAGAATCATCTATTGGTATCCCATCCAACTTCATTCCTATGGGTGTTGCCATCACAGTAACAAGTGCCGCAGCAAATGCTGTAAACTTGGTTGACATTGGCACAGATGCAGACACAGATGGTTTCGTAGACGGCGTCACAGTTGCTATCAACTCAACAGGCTTTAAGGGCTTCTTCCCTTGTAATGGTGTGCTTGGCATGTCTGGCGGAACAACTACCGCTGCTACAGAGACTGCTGACGAAGTTGAAGTTGTGATTTCTGGTGCAGCAGGCGCTGGTGGCGTTGTCGCTCTGAAGTTCTTTGGTATTGCTTCTGATTCACCAACTGCTTAATAGGAGGCTGATATGGCTGGTCCAGTAAAAGCCTACAACGCCACAGGAACAGGCGCTGTAGGTCCGGGTCGCTCACGCATTAAGCAGATTGTCATGTACGCAACAGGTGCTGGCGCATTTACAATTACCGACGGTAACGGTGGTTCCACTCTTCTGACACAGAAGTTTCCTTCTGGTCAGAATGTTTTGAACATTCCGGGCGACGGTGTCATCGCAGAAAGCGGTGTATATGTAAGTGCTATCTCAGGAACTGGCGCGGAACTGACAGTTTTCTTGGCATAAAACAATGTCTGTCTACGAGATAAGATCTATTAGCCAAGTCGGCACGAGTGAGCCGTTTGAGCTACAGATTTCTCGTGGGCAGATTTCTGGACACAACTTTGTTCATAAGTTTGGTTACAATCCTGTGATTGGCGTAAACGATGAAACCTTATGGACACAAGGTGGTGTGTATGTTTATCCAACCACAGCTTCTACGATGTATATATCAAGCAGTTCAACTGCCGACACTGCGGCAGGCACAGGAGCAAGAACTGCAACCGTTTCTGGGTTAGATGCTAACTTTATTGAAATAAGCGAAACCGTTTCTTTGAATGGACAGGCAGGCGTTCAGCTTAATGGTGCCTTGAATTGGTATCGAGTAAACCGCGTAATTGTAAACACAGCAGGTTCGGGGGGTGCTAACGCGGGTGTATTGTATGTAGGAACTGAAGCAACACCCACAGGCGGCGTTCCTACAAACAAATACGCAACAGTAGCGATAGGTGATAATCAAACTCTAATGTGTGTTTGGACAGTCCCGAGTGGATACACGGCGTACCTTCATCAAAAAGATGTGTCTGCATCTTCTTCTGCTGGGAAGTTTGCTATTTTTTCTTTGATAAGTAGACCAAAAGACGGAGTTTTTAACGTAAAGGACAGAGTTTTGCTGGCGAACACCAGCACAGCTATATCTTACTGGAATCCCATTCCTTTCTCAGAATGCACTGATATTGAGGTTCGTGCAGCAGCAGACACTGCTGGCGGCACAATTACCGCATCAGCTACTCTTGATTTAACGTATATCAAAAACAAGGGGCCTCTGTAATGGCGACAAAAAAGAAAAAATCTGTTAGTCTATCAGTGAAGCGTGGTGAGAAGCTTCCCGCCTCCAAAGGCGCAGGACTCACGGCCAAGGGCCGTGCTAAATACAACAGGGCTACAGGCTCTAAGTTGAAGGCACCACAGCCTGGTGGTGGCAAGAGACGCACGTCTTACTGTGCGCGGTCCAAGGGCCAAATGAAAATGCATAACGTTAACTGTAAGAAAACACCGAAAAAGCGTATTTGCGCTGCACGGCGGAGATGGAAGTGTTAAACGTGAACAGTCTTATCGGCGGAGCAACGCTAGGGTTTATAGGCTGGATAGCCTTTTCTGTGGTTGATTTGAAGACCGAGACTGCTGTTATAGCGGTTAAGGTGGATCAGAACCATAAGATGTTGGCTGAACTTTGGGACTATTATTTACAGGAGAGGGTCAATGGCGATATCGCGTGGGTCACTCGCAAGCCAGATATCCAAACCACCGCAGAAACGAAAGTGGAGTAAGAAACGCAAGGCAAAAATAAATTGCAAGCGTCCGCGTGGGTTTAGTGAAAAAGCGCACTGTGCAGGTAGAAAGAAAAAGAAATGAGTAAAAAAGATGCATGCTATCACAAGGTTAAGGCAAGATATAAGGTCTTCCCGTCGGCGTACTCAAGCGGGGCCATCGCCAAGTGCAGAAAAGTCGGTGCTTCCAATTGGGGCAACTCAGCAAAGAAAGCCGATGGTGGCATACTCGACCAAAAGCCCAAACGCGCCTTCAGAGGAAAAGCCGTCAGAGGGACAGCAGTGGCGCGTGGATGTGGTGCTGTAATGAATCGTAGACGTAAAAGAACAAAGGGGGCGGTAACGCAGTCGTAGATGGATCCTGTTACATTAATCGCCACCGCCACAACTTCATATCAGGCGATTAAAAAAGGATTCGCCCTCGGCAAAGAAGTGACATCAATGTCAAAAGACATTGGTAAGCTTATGGGTGCCATAGGCGAAATTAAAGAGGGGCATGAGAAGGCAAAGGGTAGGCGGTTTGGTAGTGTAGAAGAAGAAGCTTTACACACTTACGCTGCAAAAAAGAAGGCAGAAAAGATGGAAGCAGAGCTTCGTAACTTCTTGGTTGCCAATTATGGATTTAATGCTTGGAGAGATGTGCTAAAAGTACAAGGTGATTTACGAAAAGAACGACAGGCAAGGAAAAGAAAACGAGAGCGTTTGATAGAAGCAATTATGGAATGGACATTAGTGTCGGTTATAATTGCTATGTTAGTTGGATTAGGAATATTTATAATTGTAAGTATTAAAGGCTGATGGGAAGAATATGGCTGTTAGAAAAACAAAAGCTGGTCTTGCTCTCAAACGATGGTTTAAAGAAGACTGGAAGGACGTTCGTACGGGGAAAGCGTGTGGCAGACGCAAAGGTGAAAAACGGGGTACTCCATATTGTCGCCCCTCTAAGAGGGTTTCTAGCAAGACACCCAAAACATCCAAAGAGATGACGGCTACAGAAAAACGTAGTAGGATATCACAGAAGAAGCGATTAGGTCAGCCTGCTGGTAAGCCACGTCGCGTTAAGTCATTAAGAAGGAAGAAGAAGTAATGGCAAAAGAGTTTCCTGATTTAACAGGTGATGGCAAGGTCACAAAAAAAGACATTTTAAAAGGTCGCGGCGTTCCCGGTTTCAAAAAGGGTAAGTTTATGTGTGCCCCGCGTAAGCTAGAAGCTGGCGCAATGGAAATGCCGAAAAGAAATGGACGTAAAAGAAGAGCTTGAACAGTGGATTGTTGAGGAGCTTAGTGTTCCTGACCCAGATTTAAACAATATCTGGCCCTGTCCATACGCAAAGAAAGCTTGGTTCGAGAACCAAGTAAAGGTAATCGAAACAGAAGATGACTTCTGGGACGTTGTAAACGAAGAGGTTGATAATTTTAATGACGACTATGAGGTTGTCATTGTGGCACAGCAAGAACCGTTTTGTGAGTATGAGGATCTTGAAGTCTCATGTATGGCACTAAACAGATGGTTTGCGCAAAAGGGAATGAACATCTGGCTGTTGTCGTTTCAACACGACATAACTATGGTGTTTATACAACGGTTGTCAAAACTTGATGATGCAAGTGCAAAGCTGCTGAAAAAAGGTTATTATGACAACTATGATGATGATGACTTTGACAACCTAATAGCCGAGCGTTCGGCAAGGAGATTATACGATGCCAGGAATGATGCGTGGAAAAAAGAAGCCCATGAGAATGATGCGGGGCGGTGCGGCTAAAAAGCCCATGAGAATGATGCGTGGTGGTGCTGCTAAGAAACCTCTAAGAATGAAGCGCGGCGGATCGGCTAAGAAGTAAATGGCAACTTCAGGCTCAACAGACTTCGACCTCGACGTAGCTGAGATAATCGAAGAAGCATATGAGCGGTGTGGACTTGAGGTTCGCACCGGGTATGATGCCAAAACAGCACGTCGTTCTATGAACCTGATGTTTGCTGACTGGGCTAATCGTGGTCTTAACTTGTGGACAGTAAAGCAGGCGACGCAAGCTTTAACACAGGGCACTGCTACTTACACGCTTGATGCTAACCACACAGACCTTCTTGAGGTTTCACTTCGGCGCAGCGGTGTAGATCAGGAACTTACGCGCATGTCGCGTGGGCAGTATCTAGGCTTGCCAAACAAAACAACACAAGGAAAACCAAGTCAGTATTACTTCAACAGACAAAGTGCTCCGCAGATTACTTTGTGGGCTACTCCAGAAAACTCAACCGACACACTTGTGTATTACTATGTAAAGCGGATTGAAGACGTAGATACGTTAGCCAACACGACTGACGCACCGTTCCGGTTCCTGCCTTGCATGGTTGCAGGCTTGGCGTATTACCTGTCAATTAAAAGAGCACCAGAGCGGGTGCAGCTTTTAAAGTCTGTGTATGAAGAAGAGTTCCAACGCGCAGCGGATGAGGACGAAGATAGAGTACCGTTGAAGTTACAGCCTAGTATTTCTTATCTTCGGGTAAACTAATGGCTAGATACGCATCTGGAAAATATGCTTACGGTATATCAGACCGTTCTGGTTTTCGTTATCGTCTTGCTGACATGATAACGGAATGGAACGGTCTTAAAGTAGGTCCAGATGAGTATGAGCCAAAGCACCCACAGTTAGAACCCATATCCCCTGGTTCAGACCCACAAGCACTTTTTGAACCCAGACCAGACACAAGCACAGAGGTGGCTGTTCAAAGGCTTTTGATAAAAAACCCGTTCCAATCAGGTTCTCCGGGTTCTCCGATAATTACGGTGTTTGAACCTTCTCATGGTCGCAGCACATCAGATGCTGTTGCTTTTCGTAAAGTGGAGGCGTTTGATGGATTTTCAGAAGCTAGTCTTGAAAAAGCTACAGGATATACAATTACAGTTGTCGATGCTGATTCGTACACAATCACCATCGTCGGAGGTGAAACAGCAACAATCGGTAACGCACGAGGCGGCGGTGACAATGCGACCTCTGGGCCGGGGACTGCTGCTGCAACAACAGCATCGACCTTTGATGCGACAAATGTTACACTCGATTCGGCAACTAAGACTTTTGACGAGGGCTAAATGGCAAAACAAACAGTAGGAATTGGCTCTGCCGCAAACGATGGCACTGGTGATACTCTGCGTGATGGCGCAGATAAGATTAATGATAACTTCACCGAAATTTACAATGCGTTGGGTGATGGCACCACATTAACGGATATTATTAACGCCTCTGGTTTACTTGATGTAAGTTCTGGTGCAAACAAAATTGTTTTTTATTACGCTGCTTTGACTGATTTACCAAGCGCATCAACCTATCATGGTGCAGTCGCCCATGTTCATGCAACTGGTGGTCTGTACTTTGCTCATGGTGGCAATTGGATACGTTTAAACGATGAGGTCAGTGGCCCGACAACCACATACACAACAACGGGGGCTACGGGTTCTGCCTACACTTTTTCTGGGCCAGGTGCTACTGCTGGCAACAACCCTAACTTTACCTTTTACAAAGGTCACACATATTTAATTGACAACTCTTCTTACGTCAGCAGCCACCCTTTGCAAATACGAACATCTTCTGGTGGCTCTGCTTTTACAACAGGAGTTACGGATAACTACAACAGCACCTCCGGGCTAACTCAGTTCATTGTGCCACACGAGCCTAGTGACACTTCGTTAGTTTATCAGTGTACTGTTCACAGCAGCATGGTTGGAAACATAACAATAGTATAGTGAGCAGGTAACATGTCTTTTACATACGCACAACTCAAACAAGCTATCCAAGATTTTGCAGAAAACACGGAAACATCTTTCGTCACCAACCTGCCCGTGTTTATTCGTGGTGCAGAAGATCGTATCTTCACACTTGTTGACCTTGAGTTGTTTCGTAAGAACGCCACGTCTGCGTTAACAAATGCTGACCCATACCTGTCTGTTCCTACAGACTACCTTGCGCCGTTTTCTTTTCAAATTACAACAGCGTCGAACAAAGTATTCTTAGACTTTAAGGATGTAAACTTTGTTCAGCAGTATTCCATAGACACAGGCGCAAACGCTAGACCAAAATACTACAGTATTTACGACGTGGATAATTTTATTGTTGGCCCTACTCCAGACAGCAATTACACAGTAGAGCTACATTATTACTATAGACCAGCTAGTATCACTGCTGGGCTTGATTCAGCAACATCGTGGTTGAGCGAAAACGCCCCTAACGCTCTTCTTTACGGCTCACTTGTGGAAGCGTATACTTACATGAAAGGTGAGCAGGATATGATGCAACTGTACGAACAAAGGTTCGCGCAGGAGATTCAGCGTTTGAAAGACTTGGCGGAAGCTAGAGAAAACTCAGACGCTAATCGTAGGGGCTTACCTGATAGGCCAAGGACTTAGGAGTAACAAATGGCAACAAGTAACGCAGCAACCACTTACCTTGAGAATAAAATACTTAGTTTTATTTTTAAGAATAATGCTGGTTCATTCGCAACACCGGGCGACAGCATATATGTTGGCTTGGCAACAGCAGTTTCTGACGCAGAGGCTGGTTCATTAACAGAAGCAACTTTTGGTTCGTATGCACGACAGCAAGTGACCGCAGCTAACTGGACACTAGCCTCCGCAAGTACGGATCAACAGACAGTTACCAACGCAGCTAATATTGAGTTTCCGGCATCAACTGGAACCAGTAACACTGTGACACATGCATTTATTGTAGATGCGGCCTCAAGCGGTAACATTCTGTTTGTCGGTGCATTGGATGCAAACAAGACTATTGCTACGGGGGATATCTTCCGTATCAACGCTGGGAATCTTACAATCGAGTTGAAGTAATGGCTCTTGTTCTGAAAGACCGCGTGAAAGAAACAACAACCACAACGGGCACTGGCACATATACGCTTGCTGGTGCGGTAGGTGGTTTTGAGGCATTTAGTCAAATAGGTGATGGTAACACTACCTATTATTCTTGCACGGATGGAACCGACTTTGAGATAGGTATTGGAACCTATACTGCATCTGGTACAACCTTGGCCCGTACCACAATTTTGCAGTCTAGCAATTCCGATAATGCTGTTAGTTGGTCAGCAGGCACCCGCACCATCTTCTGTACGTTGCCAGCAGAGAAGATGATATTTAATGACGCGAGTGGAACCGCGCAGAACTTTACAGAACAAGACCCGAATGCGTTGGCATTCGCAATAGCATTGGGATAGAAAAATGGCTAACGCATTTAAAACATTTACAGACACCGCAGTGGGGACAGCCAACGCAGATGTTTATACCTGCCCCAGCGCGACAGAAACAACAATCATCGGCTTGAACATTGCCAACATATTGGCGGTTTCAATCACGGTAAACGTACAGCTAATCAATAACGATGGCGACAATGTGCATATTGTAAAGTCAGCCATTGTCCCTGTTGGTTCGTCACTGGTAGCAGTTGGTGGCGACCAGAAGATTGTGATGAATGCTTCTGACATCTTGAGGATAACAGCAAGTCAAGCATCAGCGGCGGATGTAACACTGTCTGTTCTGGAGATTACCTAATGGCGTTAAGTACCATAGGTGCAAATCAAATAGCTTCAATTACTTCTGCGGCTATGCCTACTGGTTCTGTGTTGCAAGTGCAACGCACTCAGTTTACTGGCACAAATACTGTATCTGGTTCTGCTGGTGCTGATCTTGTTGTATCAGATTTGACAGTAAACATCACTCCTATTTCTACGTCTAGCATTATTAGAATTGATGCAATGGTCAATGGCGAATGGTCTAACCAAGCCGGAAGTTATCAAAGCGTTTGGTTTTTCTTTAGAGATAGTACAAAATTGTCTCATGCAACAGCGGGTAATAGGCCAACAGGCATTATGATGGGAACTGGAATTACTTATGATGTACAAAATGCCGACTCTACACCAGAACACGTTACCTATTCTTATTTTGATTCACCTAGCAGCACATCTCAAATAACATATAAAGTAGGTTTTAACCAAACTGCTGGTTATAGTTGGTATTTGAACAGAACTGTAGGTGATACAGATACTGCTTCTTATGAAAGAGGTACATCTTTTATTAGCGTGACGGAGATAGCTGGATAATGGCATACATCGGCGCACAACCAAATAAACAGTTAACGAAGACAACGAGCCAGTCCTTCAACGGCACAGGTTCGGCGACCGCGTTTACACTTAACCGCGCCGTGAACACTGGTGAAGAGCTAGAGGTATTTGTTGACAACGTGCAGCAGGAGCCTGGATCTGGTAAGTCATACACAGCCACAGGAACTACCTTGACGTTTGACGAAGCCCCGCCGTCTGGTACGGGTAACGTGTACGTTATATATCGTGGTCAGGCAGAAGTAACAACACGGCTGGAAGCACCAGACCTTTCTATTACAACGGCAAAGATTGTTGACGCAAATGTAACCAATGTCAAGATAGACACAATGGCGGCAAGCAAGTTGACAGGTGCATTACCAGCTATAGATGGGTCTGCACTTACTGGTCTTAGCAGTACTAATGTCAAAGAGCAACTTGCTATGATATGCGATGGTCAAAACTACACTGTTTCTAGCGGAACTTACACTCCTACAAATGTTACTGCGGTACAAGAATTAACGACTAGCTACGTTACTGTAACTGGTTCTGAAATTTCATATACCCCACCATCAGGAACAACTTGCGTAATATACGATTTTCATTGTCAGTTTGCTTTTAAAGATGCCAATGGTATTGCCCATTTTAGGTTTTACATTGATTCAGATGAAGTGACAAATCAAAGGCTAAATATAAGTGGGCAATATCCAGAAGTAATGCAAAGTTTAAGGTATGTAATTCCTATTGGCGGCACAGCAAGCACCGCAACTGGTAGACAAGCTACATGGACATCAGCAAAAACTCTTAAAATTCAATCAAGAGAATATGGTTCATCAAATGAAGGAAGACTTCATAGCACTGTTTATTTTGATGGCATTGGAACTAATACCTTTCATCAGCCTAATTTAATTATTACGGCTTTGGGATAGGAGTTTGAAATGCCATTAAGCAAAATTAAAACAAACTCTTTGGCAACTGGTGCTGTAGGTACAAGTCAGTTAGCAACTGGTGCGATTACCTCTGCGGTTATGCCTACTGGTTCTGTTATACAGGTCGTACAAGGTAGCACAACAACGGCTTCGTCTCACAGTTCGACTACGACTCTCACTGACACTAATCTTTCTGCATCAATAACACCTTCATCAGCATCAAATAAAATTCTCGTGACAATACAGCAACATTGTTATTGTTTAAGATACGGCGGAACAATAGTTATTCTAAGAGGAAGCACCAATATTTCAGCGGTAACAGATACCTATCAACAGTATATAAATCCCGGAACAAATGCATCTTTCAGATGGTATACTACACAAAGTCAATTAGATAGTCCTAATACTACAAGTGCAGTTACCTATAAGACACAGGCGAAGTCCTATGACGCTAGTAACCCACTAGAGTGTCAAAAAAGCGGCCGTTGGACTAGCTTTATTACTTTGATGGAAATAGTTGGATAATGGCATATATAGGCATAGACCCAAATGTAGGCGATATAACCTTTCAAAGGTTTACGGGTGATGGAAGCGCAACTGCGTTTACGTTGGCACAAAGCGTTGTTAGCGGTGAGGCACTAATTGTAACAATCGGTAACGTAGTGCAAGAGCCGGGTATAGGCAAGGCATATACCGCGCAAGGAACAACACTAACCTTTTCTGCCGCTCCAGCTAATGGCGATGTAATTACTGTACGCTTCTTTGGTCGTGCCGTAGACCAGCCTACCAGCTTTGCAATGCAGTTGTTTAAGTATACAGCAACAGCAAGCCAAACCGCGTTTACAGGTGCGGATGCTAACGGTGCGATACTGGCCTTCTCTGGTAACGATGTAGACGTATATCTAAACGGTGTGCATCTTGATAGTTCAGACTTTACCGCCAGCAATGGCGATACGATCACACTTGGTTCTGGTGCAACGGTAAACGATGAGTTAGTTATCCGCGCCTTCCGCGCCTTTACTGTGACTGATACAGTTAGCAAGTCCAGCGGCGGTACGTTTGCGGCTGAGATTACAGCGACACAGTTTCAGACTACAAACACCACGGTTGATACTGCTGTATTCCGCACCAATGGACAAAGTGTCAGTGAAGATACTACAATAGCATCAACCAAGAACGCATTGGCGATTGGTCCTCTGACCATAAGCTCATCAACTACAATTACCGTTAGCGGTAATCTGACAATACTGTGAGGCACGGATGGCTTCGATACTAAATGTAGACCAGATAAGAACTGCGGCAGGCACAAGTGCCATGACGTTTGATAGCGGTGGTCGGGTGACTCAGCCAACTAAACCAATTTTTTATGCTACTGCTGATAGCACTATCAGTTTGACAACTAGCTACGCTGAAATTACGGCTTTTAGCAACGCTCATGTAAATGTGGGAAGTCACTACAATACATCAACAGGCAGATTTACCGCACCTGTTGCAGGGGTTTATAATTTTGGTGTTAATTCCATCGGCAATGCTGTCGATACCGTTTACAGATTTAGACTTTATAAAAACGGAAGCAGCCTGAATAACTATGAATATAGAATACAAACAGAGGGCGGTTCTTATGGCACAAATGGTGAGTTTTGTGTGGTCACTTCTTTGAGTGCATCTGATTACATTTCAATTTTTGCAAAATCTGATAATGGCACAGACGCCTATTCTGACAGCAATTTTAGATACACCTATTTTCGTGGAGAACTGGTGGGTTAAGTCATGTCAACATTATTTGTAGATACAATAAATGAGAAGACCACAAACAACGGAGTGGAGATTCCGGGTCATGTGTTGCAGGTGCAACAGACAGTTTTTAAAGACACTTTCTCAACTGCCATTGGCCCTAATTTTGCTGAAGTTACAGGACTGAGGTGTAATATCACACCCAAGTCAACTAGCAGTAAAATTTTAATAAGGTTTTCTTTATGTCTGGCTACACAATACTTTACATTTAGGGGAAGAATTTTAAGAGACGGAACGCCTATTGACGATGCGTTGGGCAACCAGCGCGGTTCTAACAGAAAGCGAGTTACCTTTGATTATTGTCAGTATTATAGCGGGAACAGCACACAGTATGATATGATAGCAGGGGTAGTTGAATATTTAGACTCCCCTTCTACGACCAGTGCTGTTCAATACAGTATAGACATTGGTGGTTTTAGCACATCGTATCCTGTTTACGTTAATAGAACTCATAACGACCTTGATGGAACCAGTTACAATGGCACTCCTATTTCAACAGTCATTTTAACGGAGATTGGCGGATGACCAGCATATTAAAAGTCACCGAGATCCAAGACCCAACGAACTCGAACAGTGCGCTAACGATTGATAGCAGTGGACGCATTAATACACCTGCCAGACCTTTATTTAGAGTTGGTATGACAACTACTACTTCAGGTTCAACTGGCGGTATAATTATATTTGACACTGTTAAAAACAATGTTGGTAATCATTACAATACTAGCACAGGTATTTTTACCTGTCCTGTTGCTGGATTTTATCAATTTGGGCATAGCATCTTATTTCAAGATGTAGCTACTTCAGATGACAGTATTCATACTTATTACAGGGTAAACAGTAATTCAGCTACTGGTTATCTTTTTGACCGAGCAGATGGGTTAGATGCAAATGGCTATTCAGGCGTAGGCGGTTATTTAAATTCTAGAGGTAATGGTTTAATGCATCTCGCGGTTAACGATACGGTTGACTTGTATTTTACCTGCACTGGTTCAATTCAAATTCATGGAAACTCGAATTCAAATTGGAGTCAGTTTTACGGATATTTGATAGGTTAAATCATGGCATCAGTAACAGAAGCAATCTTAGCGCTAGACCCAAACTGTCAGTTTGTACTGCGTGGCGAACCTACAGACGCGATTAGTTTTAACGCGGCCTTTAGTCTTGTAGTTGGCGTGGACAAAGCTAATGATACAGCAATTCTATCCGATGACCCAGATGATTGGGAAAGGGCTGGGGTAACATGGGGTACGGTCAAAACAAAACTAAATGAGCTTAACGAACTAGAGCCAATGAAGCTGCTCCGCGAGGAGCGCAACCGCCGTATCGCTGAAACAGATTGGTGGGCATCGTCTGACCTTACCATGTCCGCAGAACGCACAGCCTATCGTCAAGCACTGCGAGATATAACTAAAACATACTCATCACTTGACGATGTGGTGTGGCCTGATAAGCCGGAGTAAGCTATGAGTAACGCCCGTAATCTTGCTAATCTGTTAGGTACAAGCACTAAAGTTCCATCTTCCAAACAGCCTGCTGGTTCTGTTCTGCAATGTGTAACAACAAATTATCCAGATGATTTTATATTTAGTTTGAGTTCTTCGGGCAACACATCAGACAACGGCAAAATGGAGATTGTTACAGGATTAAATTGTTCTATTACACCTACGTCAACAAGTAGCAAAATACTTTATCAGGCCACAATTTATTTTGGTGGAACCTCAATGTATGACTTTGGTTATCATATAATTAAAAATGCTACATCAACAACCGCAACTACAAACGCTACAGATACCTCTCCTTGTGGCGGTTCTTATCTTACTGATTCAAGTGGTAATGCCATAAGAGGACAAGCATCAAATAGTAACCCCAGAAGTACGGGAGTTGCAAATTTTTACCAGACAGTAAGCTCTGCTGCTAACGTTACATATATGATAGTTCCAATCAGCATGATTTTACTTGACCATCCTAATACAACATCGCAAATCACTTATAATTTTGGTGTTACTTATTATAATTGGGCATCTTCCTCATTTTATATAAATCGGTCAAACCAGAACCAACAGGCTGGTTCAAACCTATATGACACTAACCCTGTTAGTACTGTTACCTTAATGGAAATAGCTGGCTAATGTTCGGCGAACTGTCCATATCAGAAAACCCGCTTGCCACTCAAGGCATTGTGCTTTTTGGGTCTGAATCGCTTGACGCAAACTTCACACAGTCAACAGACTTATCCGCCATACTCAGCGGTAGTATGTCGGTTGATGCTTTCTTTTCAAAGGTGTCCGCAGCGGCAGGGACGCTAGTCGCTGAAATAGAAATTACATCTGACTTTACACAGACTACACAAGGGCTGCGATTTGCTACAGGCGTGGCTGACTTAGATTTTCAGTTTGACCAGACAACAGCAGCGAACTTTACAGCCTCTGGTGACGCATCAGTTGATGCTAACTTCACACAGACAAGCACCGCAATCAAAGTAGCCTCTGGCGTAGCTCAAGTGGACTTTAACTTCACACAGACATCTGCTGCCATTGCTATACTTTACTTGCTTAGTGACCAAACAGCACAATTCGACTACGACCCACTAGGTGGTTTGCTACTTAGAACAGGACTGAGCATGGATTCTCAGTTCGACATTACGCAGGCTTTGGGCGGGTTTTTGCGCTTTGCCGCGCAGACAATGGACTCTGTGTTTATTATGACAGCAGATGGTGCTATACTCTGGGTACAGGTTGACGCAAGTGGCACACCAGAAAGTTGGACACAGGTCACGCACACAGGCGATAGCTGGACCGAAATAAACGCAGGCACATCGTCTGAAACATGGACAAATAAGGTGGTATAAATGGCAAGTACCTACACAGATTCTAGCGGTATAGAAAAACCAGGCTCTGGCGAACAAGCTGGTTCTTGGGGCGAAACCGTAAACGAAAATTTTGATATCATTGATCGTAACTTAGCTGGGTTTAAAAATCTTCAGTTAGACGGAACTTCTAGTAATTTAAGTGTTACTGACGGGGCTAAATCTGAAGGTCACTATAAAGTTTTGTATTTAACCGCAGGAACCATTAGTGGCACTCACACCATTACACTTCTTCCAAACGACAAATCTAAACTGTATCTAGTTTCTAATACAACATCACATTCGGTTGTGTTTACACAAGGCAGTGGCAACAATGTTACTATTTTAGCGGGAGCCTCTGCTTGGATATATAGTGATGGCATAGGTTCAACCGCAAATGTTCGTGTGCTTCCGTCCGATCTTGTCGGCGACGTAACTCCTCAGCTTGGAGGAAATTTGGACGTTAATGGAAACTCGATTGTCTCTACCAGCAACGGAAATATTAACATTACACCCAACGGCACAGGCACAGTTGCTATATCCAAATTGCAAGCAGCAAGTCTAAATTACCCAACGGCTGACGGAACAAACGGTCAGTATCTACAGACAGACGGTTCAGGCACTCTAAGCTTCTCTACTGTTCCAATTAGCGGCAGCACTTTTACACTAGGTAGCTGGACTATAAGTGTGGTTAGTAATGAGTTGGTGTTTAGCTACAGTGGTACTGGTAAAGCCAAAATAAAAACTACAGGAGAAATTGTTTCTCTGGATGATGTAACTGCATTTGGAACTATATAATTATGCCTATTCCTGCTTCTGGCGCGATAAGTTTTTCTGACATTAGAACTGTATTTGGTGGTAGTGCGCCTGATGGTTTGTCTGAATACTATAAAGGTGGTGGTCTTGTTACAGATAACGCGACCACTGGTAACGTACCTACAAGCGGGGCTATAAGTTTTGGTGATTTCAGAAGCAGTTCAGGTAGTAGTAACAGAAATATAGCTTTTTCTATGCGATATGATGTTGGCCCCGGTAGGTTCTCTGGGGTAGGCTTGGCGGCAAGTGATTCAGTAACAGGCACTCCATACAGCTACGGGGCTAATGTTTCTGGTAGTAACCCATATTATTACCAACCAGTGTTCCGAGCAGGAACAGGCTATGTTACATCTTTAAGTTTCTCTGTTCAACAAAACGAAGATACTGCATACAATGACCCTCATGTAATTTTGTACGGCGGCACAGATAGTTCAAACGTAACAACCGAGGTTTATAAATGGCTTGCGTATCAAAATGGGTCAACTGGTGGTGGTTTAAGTCATGTTCTCACTTTTAATGCCAATGGAAGTATTAGTGGCATAACTTCTTCAACGATTATTTTTACGGTTACAAGTTTATATTATTCAAATGTAAACTCAAACCATAGATGGTATAGATTTGCTGCAAGAGCACCTTCAAGCATTGGTAAGCAAGGTAGTATGATTGATTTATCAGGTTTAACTTCACAAGCGCAACCTACATAGGTGGCACATGCCGTTAACAAAATTACAATTTAAACCGGGGATTAACAGAGAGGTCACTTCGTATTCAAACGAAGGGGGCTGGCGCGACTGTGACAAGATTAGATTTCGATTTGGCTATCCTGAAAAAATGGGTGGTTGGTCCAAGTATACTAGCAGTACTTACTTAGGCACAGTTCGTGCCCTTCACAACTGGATAGCATTAGATGGTTCTGACTATTTAGGGTTAGGGTCACATGTTAAGTACTATATTGAAGAGGGTCAAAACTTTAACGACATAACTCCAGTAAGAACCACGACTTCCGCAGGAGACGTGACTTTTACCGCTACTAACAACTCTAACGTAATTAAAGTAACAGACATTTCACACGGTGCAGCGCAGAATGATTTTGTAACTTTTTCTGCGGCTGAGTCTTTAGGTCCAAATATTACAGCAGCTTTACTTAATGCAGAACATCAAATCACTGCGGTACTAGATGCGGATAATTATGAAATCACATTAACCGCAACAGCAAATACAACTGGAGTAAGGCAAACAACGCTTGCTGGTACTTCTGCTGGGGCAGCTACGCACACTGGAAAAACACAAAGCGCAACAAGCGGCAGTGGAACAGGGGCGGAGTTTACTGTAGTTGCAGGTTCCTCAAATTACACATCTGTTACTGTAACGAACATAGGCACGGGCTATGCAGTAAATGATACAATAACCATTCCAGGGACTTCTCTCGGCGGTTCTTCTCCAACCAATGATTTAACAATTACAGTAACTTCCCTTGACGGGGATGTTTTAGACGGGGCAACCACTGGTATCAAAACCATGTCAATTACCAGTCAGGTTGTTCAAGTAAGTTCAGTTTTGGGACCTACTACAACAGACCCCACTGACGCTGATGCAGTATCTGCATTTAATCCTGCTGAAAACAGCAATCCTGTAAAAACAGTAAGTGTTACCTCTGGAACCTCTACAGGCAGTGCTACGTTTACAAACGTAACAGGAACGTCGTCTGGTGGAGGCAGTGGGGCTAAATTTACTATTACAACAGATGGTTCCGGTGGATATACTGTAGATGCGGTCACAGATGGTGGGGATGGTTACGACGTAAATGAAAACATAACAATTTTAGGGACAAGTCTTGGCGGGGCAACAACAGCGAATGATCTTGTTTTAAACATAACTGCTGTCGAAGCACATACTTTTGATTTAACTGTTGTTAACGCAGGAAATGGGACAGGGTTTACCGCAAACTTTACTCAAAATACTATCGGTTTTAGCACTGTTATTACTCAAAGCTCTCCAACCGTATTACGAACATTTCAATTTAACTACACTTTTAACGGAGCAAACTCTGTAAGTGACGGAGGAAGTGGGTACAGAGTAGGTGACACTTTCACCCTTACACTGTCAATGGGCGTAGGTTCCGGCACTTTCACAAACAAAACATTTCAAGTAGACAGTCTTGTGAACAACACTGTGGCAGAATATCAAGTAAATGTAGGGTTAGATACAACGGTTGGGGGCACAGGTTGGGGAGCAGGGCAATACTACGGGGTTACCTCTGGTGCTTTACAGACGACCTTGAACGAAGGTGGAACTCTTAGCTCCTCTGACACCACAATTACACTGACGGACACTACTGGCATAGTTGCCAGTGATGTAATCTTAATAGACAATGAGCTTATACTTGTGGGCGGCGTATCAAGCACTGGTGTCAAAACAGTGGGGTCTTTAACATCTTCTGGCGGATCGGCTGGGTCAGCCACGCATACAGGTAAAGTTCAAGCAAGCACAAGCGGCAGCGGCACAGGCGCAGAATTTACTGTTGTTGCAGGAGCATCGACTTACACGTCCGTCACCGCGACCACCGCTGGAAGTGGTTACGCAGTTGGAGATACAATTACAATAGCTGGCAACACGTTAGGTGGGGCAACTCCTCTGAATGACCTGACCTTTACGATTACAGCGGTTACAAATGACTTGACGGGATGCACAAGAGGTTACGCAGGAACTCTAACAAACTCCAACGTCAATACTTTCGGTCCGACTGTAGCTGCAACTCATGCTGACGGTTCTGTTGTGCGGTTAGCAAAGGGAAACACTGACTCGATTAACGATTTTGCAGGGTGGGGGGACGCTGCGTCTGGTGGTGTAACAACCACAGGTCAAATACGTTTATGGTCACACGATAATCTTGGTGAAGATTTACTTCTTAACCCAAGAGATGACCAAATATATTACTGGGACAAAACAAACACGCTTTCAAATCGGGCTGTTAGGTTGAACACATTAACTCCGTCCGCAGGGTTTTTTAAAAGAAGTGTTCCTACAAAATGTAAACAGGTTTTGGTGTCGGATAGAGACAGGCATGTAATTGCTTTTGGCTCAGACGGTATTAATACAAGCTCCTCTGCTACAGATGGAAACGGTATACAGGACCCACTTCTTATCCGCTTTTCTAATCAAGAAGACCCGTTAGACTGGTATCCCACCGAGGACAATACTGCGGGGGATTTGCGCTTGGGTTCGGGTTCTACCTTCATGCAAGCCGTTGAAACAAAACGTGAGATACTGGTGTGGACGGACACTGCTCTTACATCTATGCGATTTATTGGTCCGCCATTCACTTTTGGTTTACAGCAACTGTCCAGTAACATTACAATTATGAGTCCAAACGCTGCTGTAGCGACAGAAGATTTTGTTTTCTGGATGGGTCTTGATACATTCTATGTCTACGCTGGTCAGACACAAACACTGCCCTGCTCAGTGAAAGACAAAGTGTTTTTAGATTTTAACTTAGAACAGAGAAGCAAAGTAATTGCTGGTATTAACTCTGAGTTTAGCGAAGTAACATGGTTCTACCCATCAGCTAACGGGGCAGACAACGACCGTTATGTTACTTACAACTATAGCGAAAAAGTGTGGTACTTTGGTACGCTTGAAAGAACAGCATGGTTGGACCGTGGAACTCGGACCTTTCCTTTAGCTACTGGAAACAACTATCTTTACAACCACGAGCTTGGCTATGATGATGACGGTTCTGCCATGACTTCTTTTATTGAGTCAGCAGCAATAGACATTGGTGATGGCGACAGGTTTTCATACTTACGAAAAGTCATACCTGACTTAACTTTTGACGGGTCGACAGACTTATCTACCCCGCAAGCCACGTTTACGGTTAAGGCACGCAACAATCCGGGAGCGGACTTTGACAACACGCAGTCTGGTACAACCAGCCGCACACAAACAACACCAGTAGAAAAGTTTACAGAACAGCTAGACCTAAGAGTTCGTGGACGTTCCTTTGCACTTCGTGTAGAATCAAATGCATTAGGGTCTAAATGGAAGCTGGGTAGCCCTCGTGTAGACATAAGGCAGGATGGTAGAAGATAATGTCAAGTAATCAGGTTGCACCACCAAGGCTTCCAGAACCACCGATCGAGTATACACAACAGTATATGGCGGATCTTGTGCGTTCTATACAGGTATTTATTGAACAGGAGCGTAATCCGGGTGAGATGCGAGGGACTAAACTAACGCTGACGGACTTGCCTACTTCAGCGACGGGCCTTGAAACTGGGTCCTTGTATAACGACAGCGGAACTGTGAAGGTCGTAACGTAATGGGTCTATTTAAATCATTCAAAAAAATGCTGGCTCCTATTGGTGGGGTTGTTGGGTTTGCTCTTGGTGGCCCAATGGGCGCGGCCCTTGGATCTGGAATTGGATCTCTTGCGGGTGGTGGAGATGTAAAGGATGCTCTTCTTGCGGGGGCTTTGGGCTATGGTGCAGGTTCTTTTGCTAAAAGTGCAGGATTTGGGTTGGGGTCCGGCGGTGGTATAGGTAGCTTGCTTCCAAGTTACGAAGGCACATCTATGCTTGGCATGGGCAGTCCGCTATCCGCTGTAAAAACTGGAGCGGGAGGTCTGCCGATAGGACCGGGCGGCATACCTAGTGTTGACATGGCAGCTAAAGAAGCAACTAAAGGTAAAGGCATTCTTTCAATGTTCGACGATATGAGTATGGGCACAAAACTTGGGTTGGGTGCTGGCGCGTTAGCACTTGCTGGCGGCATGTTTGGTGAAGAAGAGGAAGAAGAAAAAGGTTTCAGCTACGCAGACACAGGACCGGGCAAAGTTAAGGGCACACTTGTGGGCAGGTCTGGAAAAAGGTATGATATGGATGACCCTACGGATATGAAACAATATGCAGATGAACTTAGAGAACTTCAGGATCCAGGGTACAATTACTACACTGACCCATATCGGCCTGTTGCTCGTTCTTCTGGGTATGCTCATGGTGGGGATGTACATGCAGGCGGTGGTGAGGTTGACGGACCGGGCACAGGAACGTCAGATTCTGTGCCAGCAAGACTCTCTGACGGGGAGTTTGTTTTAACAGCCAAGGCTGTTCGAGGTGCAGGCGGTGGCGATAGAGATATCGGTGCCGCACGTTTATATGATATGATGTCAGACTTAGAGGCGACGGGCTAATGTCAAAACAAACAGTAGAACAGATAACAAGACTTGCTCCTTTTCAGGAGCAGTTTCTAAAAGACATTTTTGCGCAGGCAGAGGCTCTTCGTGGTACACAACAACCGTACTCGCCGCAGCAACTAGCTGAATTATCCGATGCGCAGAACCGAGCAATAGCATTAGCAGATGCGGGTATTGGTGGGTATCAGCCGTACCTTGACCGGGCGGCTCAGTTTGCAGGCCCCGGCGGTGCGCAACAGTTTATGAACCCATACGAGAATCAAGTTGTCCAACAGACAATGAAGGACATTGCTCGTGAAGGACAAAAAGCACAGCAGCAACTTGCAGGACAGGGCGTAGCTTCTGGTGCTTTTGGAGGTTCTCGATTTGGTGTCGCACAGGCAGGGTTAGCTGGTAAAACACTGGAGCAGCAGGCACGTTCTGCTGGTCAAATAAGACAGGCTGGCTTTCAACAAGCACAACAGGCTGCACAAAACGCTGCCCGTTTACAGGCCGGACTTGGTCAGGCGCAACAACAAATGTATGGTCAGGACATTAATCAGCTTCTGGGTATTGGTAGTCTGCAACAGCGTCAGCAGCAGGCTGGCTTTGATGTTGCCAGAGCCAATGAACTGGCACGACAGGCTCTACCGTATCAGGAAATTGGCTTCTTATCGGATCTCTTTCGTGGTGTACCAGCGTTGCAGTCAACTATGCAAACAACTTCGGCTCCGAGTCCGAGCCTTGGCTCACAACTTCTCGGACTCGGTATCGCGGGTCTCGGTGCTGCTGGTCAGGCTGGTAGCTTTGGTAACTTGTTCGGTGGCTTTGGGGGTGCATAATGAACAACGAAGTCTTACGTCGTAAAATGTTCCGCACTGTACTGGCGGATTCTCGTGCTCCAGCCGGGATCCTCGCATCTTCGCCTGAGATGGTAGATACTGTAAGTCGTCGTGCAAACGGCGGACTTGAAGCTCGTAGAAGACTTGCAGGGCAGCAGTTTATGAGACAGTTTGCTGGCATGCCTGAAGGTAGCAGCAAACCTGACTACGTTATGAAACCAGTTTTTGATGCTGCAAGGTCAGCAGGTCGTGCGGTAGAATCTTACTTAGAAGTCTTAGAACGTGTCAAGAATCTTCCGTACAACCAACAGGTGGAAGAGCTTACAAAAGCTGGTTACGGAGCTACAATAGGTCCTGATGTTCCTGATTTCTTATCTCGAACAGGAGACGCAGCCAAACAACGAATAGGTGCAGACATTGAGCAAACCAAGCAAACGCTTGGTAAAGTTCTTGCACCAGGGGCAGATAAGCCTGTTATTGACGCAATACAAAGCGGCATTGTTTCTGTTAAAGATGCACTAGGATTAATTGGTCCAGCAGATGCTGGTATGCCTGGGGGTGAGGCTCCTGTTAAAAATAGAACGCCTTTGTCTGCAACTGATTTAGTTGTTCCAACAGATAACGATGAGTTCGGTAACATTGCTCCAGATGGCACAATGCCAACAAACGTAGTACCAGACAACGTAGGGTCAGAAACGACGGCAGCGGAAGAGCTTGCTGAAAATCAAAACATTGCTGCCGCAGCAAACAAGGAGATTAACGCCTCTGATAATCCTAAACAAACAACTTTAAACATCAGTGATACTGTGTCAAAACTTAGAAGCAATCTTGATGCAGCTTTAACGGGTGGAAAACCTACTAACAAAATTAATCCCAAGCAGGGAGAGAAGGACAGCACCTTTGCCGCTTTTGCAGGAAAACTAGCGGAAAGAGCTACACCTGACGAAGTAGACCTTGAAGCCATAGACAAACTGGTGAAAGAAACTGTTGGCTTTGATCCTGATCAGGCAAAGGAAGACAGGAAAGGCGCGTTTTGGAACGCAGTAATTACGGCAGGTTTGTCAATAGCTGCGGGTGAAAGTCAGAATGCTTTGACAAATATTGCAAAGGGCCTTGGCTTTGCGTTTGATCAGTATGGCAAACGTATAGGTGAGCTTACAGCGCAAGAAAGAGAAGATCAAAAAGAGGCACGTCGTCTTCGTTTTGATTTAATTCAAAGTGAGAAGCAAGCAAACATCGCTAAAGCTGCTGCTGATGACGCTTTCAATCAAAGACAGATTCAAAACATGATGGACTTTGAAAAAACTAAAGATGAGAAAGCCTATAGAGAAGCAACACTAGCTAATCAAAACGCACAAATAAGAAGCAACTTTGAAATAAATGCCATAACATTACTTCAAAAACAAAACTTTCAAGATCAAAGTTTAGAGATACAACGAGACACATTAAACGAAACCATTAGAAAAAATATGTTGCCTGATAGCGAGACGGGTAAACTGTTACTAGATACTGGAATGGCTACAGTTAATGACGACGGTGTTCTTGTTTTAAATGAGAAAGGCCAGGAGGCTTTACCTGAAGGTTTTCTTGTTAACTTCGTTCAAGACTTTGCTAAAAAAGAAACCGCTCTTTCTACCTCAACAGGTAAAGTTGCTGTTCCAATACAACAAGCAGCCGCTTTAACTAGAGTTTTAGAGGGCAGGCCACAGCCAGGAGATAGAGAACTGGCTATGTCAAGTGAGGCATATAAAACAGCGGCTAAAGATCAGTACGGAGCGTCACCAGAAGATATATTTGCTTTCTTAGGAGCGAACCAGTCCGCACTGGGTGGTGAGGTTTCAGGCACAGATACACCATTCAGAAGCATTCCTGAGTTTGATGTTGCGCCAGATGGTCAGACTTTAGCAGCTTTAGCTAAAGCAGGAGTTACTCAAGTTAAAGTTGGCGGAAAAACCTTTCCTATAGTGCAATCAAATTAGGGGTTTCGCATGGCTGAATTTAAACTAGGGCCTGCGCTGGAAGATTCTACAGGGGGTTTTTCATTAGGCCCCGCCTTGGAAGAAGAGCAGAAAGAAACTACCACACCGACCACAGGGAGTTTTTCATTAGGCCCCGCCTTGGAAGAAGAAGAGTATGAAGGTGTGGCGCAAGAGTTCTTTGAGGGCGTTGGTTCTGGTCTCATAGGCATACCACAGGGAATCTTGGAACTCGGTGCTTCGGTCGTGGACCTTGCGGCTGACACCGACTATGCATCTTCTGTTACTGACGCTGCCAACAAGCTGCGCGATGCCGCAGGTATTGACCCCGTTGGTCTGGTCGGTAAAGGCACAGAAGTAATTACTCAATTTGTAATACCCGGTCTTGGTGCAGCCAGCGCGGTAAGCAAAGCCAGTAGGTTTAGTAAAGCTGGCAGACTTCGCAAGGCAGTCAAAGATGGTCAGATAGTTTCCAAACAAACACCTACAACCATTCGACCCTCAGCAAAGTCTAGTCCTACAAGAGACCTGACACAGGGCGAGAAACTAGCTTTGGGGGCACAACAGGTTGCTGCCGCAGGTCTTGCAGATGCGGTGGTTGCAACAGATGGTATTACAACAATTGGTGATTTCTTTGAAGGTGGTCCTACACAAACAAACCAAGAGATTGGTCTTTCAGGTAGAGAAGAAGCCCTGCGCAGGTTAGGCAACAAACTTAAAGTAGGATTTGAAACTGGTACAATTGCTACCGTTGCCCCCGTAGCTATAGCCGGGACTGTTGCAACAACAGGAAAAGTATTAACTGAGACACCTATTCTAAGAGAAGCGGTCAGAGGAACGGCTACCGGAGTCAGGTCTGCTGGAAGAAAAGTTTCTGAGGGTCTGCAAAACATTGAAGCCAGACGTGCGTTAGGGCAGCAACAAAACATTGTTGCTGACAAGTTGGCTGATATAGCTTCCGTGTTCCGCTATCGTGGGTTCATGCCAGAAGAAGTCGCAGAGGCACGACTGCTTGTTACAGGACAGACTGATGCAATCATCAAGACTGCTAAGAACATTCTTGGTTCTATGGATAAAGAAATAAACAAGGTCTTGAAAGAAGCAGACAAGGTTTCAAATGGTGCAAGTCCTTTAACCAAACAAAGTATGTTTAACAACATCGAAGAGTTTATGACCGCTCCGACACAACAGATGCGGGACCGTGCTATTGCAGAGCTTCCAGATAATGTTGCTGAACAGGCCAAGAACATGCGCGGTCTTATTCAGTCTTTGAATAAGAATGTTTTAGAAAGTGACTTCTTAAAAAGAATGGATGATTTAAATCCAAAAGAATCTGCACGATTAAGAGGTGAGATAAACAAAAACATAAACACTTATCTCCGCAGGCGTTATCAATCTTTTGAAGTAAAAAACTACACTCCTACAAACGAAGCGTTTGAAAAAGGTGTTGCTGGTTTTCAACAAAGTCCAGCAGCAACTCTTGAAGAGTTGTCAAAGATTATCAATAAAACTGCCGACCCTGCTGAACGGCAGGACCTTTTGCGTCAGTTTGGTATGAGAGAAACTATGTCTCCTGAACTTGATAAAGGACTTATCTTTGAATTTGTAGACCCTAGCAACATTACTAGAGCAGCAGCGGAAAGAGCGGCAAGAAACTTCTTACAAAACAACACAAGAAAAGTGGGAAGCGGCAAACTCGGTAACTCCTCAAGAGTAGCAGACCACAGGATAAACGCAAAGCTGTTTGCAAATAGAGCAAACCTGCCAAAGTTTAAGCGTGAACTATTGGGTGAGATTACAGATCCAAAAGAAAGTTTTCTTGGAACTGTAGCTGACTTAGCAGAGTTTAAAGCTGTAGATGATTACTTCTCAAGGATTCGTCTTTTAGCTACACAGAGAAAAGCTGATGGTTCATTAGCTAATCCAGGAATAGCTCAACTGTTTAGAGACACAACACAAATGTCTAAAGCAGAGAAGGATGACCTTATCGAAGCTGGATACAAGATATTAGACGCTGACACCACACCTCAAGGCACAAAACTAAAGCTAGATGAGGGAGACTTTGGATCTCTTCGCGGCTTTGCTGTGCCCGATAAGATATCTCAAGACCTAACAAGACTTGTTATCGGAGACCAAGGTGTTCTAGGTAATGCTATTAGATCTACCTATTCGGGTTTTCTTAGAGTTAAAGGTGCTACACAATTTGGTAAGACGGTCTTGTCTCCAATCACTCAACTTAGAAACGTAACCACAGCTTCATTGTTTGCTCTTGCACAAGGCAATATAGGTAGAGGTGCGAATCTTGGTGAGTCAGTTCGACTGGTTTATGACAATTTGTTTACTGGCGTGGCACCGGAACAGGCAGCGCGAACTTTTTCTGAGCTACAAGAACTTGGAATTATTGGCACACAGGCACAGCTTCGAGAACTGCAAGACCTAATTCAAAAAGGTTTTGGTTATGGTGTGGAGGAAATCAACGGCATACCTGTTGGCAGAAAGTTTGGTAGTAAATTTACAGACAATCAGTTGGGAGCTTTTGTAGGAAACCTGGGTAAGAAAGCTGAGAATCTATACCAAGCAGGGGACGACATATGGAAGATATACAACTTTGATTTTGAACTAAACAAGTTGAAAAACGCATATCGTAAGGCAGGATTAACTGACGATGCAATCGTCGCTGACTTGGTAAAACGTCGTGGCATAACCGTCACTGGTGAAGAGACAGCCGAAAGACTTCTACGAGAAGAAGCTGCTCGTATTGTCCGCAATACAGTGCCAAACTACAACATGGCACCAGAGGCAATAAGAACATTACGTCGGGCACCTGTTGGTAACTTCATAGCTTTTCCGTATGAGATTCTTAGAACAGGGGCAAACACAATTGCTCGTGGTGTGGATGAGTTAGCAAGTGAGATACCAGAAATTAGACAGATTGGACTGCGTCGATTAACTGGTGCTATCACAACATTTGGTGCGTTACCCGCAGGGATGTCTGCGCTGGCATACGAACTGTCGGGTGTTAGTGAAGAAAAAATGAAAGCGTATCAGCGGTCACTGGGACCTCGTTGGGAAAAGAACGCAAGGCTCTTGCCCACAGGCATAGATAAAAAAACTGGCCTGCCCACATATATAAACTATAGCTATTCTAATCCATACGACATGTTAGAAAAAATAGCTATTGCTGCCATCAACGGGGCTGAAGAAGGACGGCTGCAAGGTAAGAGCGGTGCAGAAATTACTTTAAAGGCAGCAAATGACTCACTCGCTGAACTGTTTGCTCCATTCACCGAAGAGGCAATTATTACTGCAAAGATTCGTGACGTGCTTGATCCAGCCACAGATGTAATTGGTTTTCGTCAGGCAGGACAACTTACTGGCGGACGCGGGGGTCAGACACAAACAGGCGCAAGGGTGTATAATCCAGAAGATTCTGTGGGGGATAAGTTTGGAAAAAGCTTTCTTCATGTATTAGATGGTTTGCTTCCGTCCGTCATACCTGTGGACGTTCGCTCTGGTGAACTCGAAGCTAGTCGCTTTGCTCGTGGTTTTGTAAACGGTCTTAACTTAGAAGAGACTGTTGGCATTTCATCTGTGGATAGAATGAAGAGAGAAAGAGAACTGTCTTCGGAATTAGCTCGTGCTTTTACAGGCATTACCGAAATGCCCATTGAACCAACTGGTTTGAAGTTCAGAGGTTACGAGATTGCTGAAGCTAGAAAAGATGCAAACAATATATTTACAGCGGTTTCAAACAGAGCTAACGCAACACCACAAGATTTTATAAACGCATACAGAGCGGCTAACGAGGCAAACTTTAGAATTCAACGAGAGCTTTTTAACATTGTTAATGATATGAAAACTCTTGGCATGAACAAAAGACAAATTGCTACTCAGCTAAGAGCAGCTAGAGTTTCTGGAAGACAACTAAGTGCTACCTTGTCAGGGAAGTTTATTCCTGTGAACGTAAGTAGAACAGTTCAGAAAAACATTTTTGACAACGATTTAAGAAGTCAGTTTCCTGTAAAAGAGATAGCAAAAATTAGAAAAGAATATGCTGGCAAACCTCTGGCGGTGGAAACAAAAGAACCTCAACCTGAAGTATCAGTCGAGCCAGTACAACAACCAGTTGCAGCAACCGCAACTCCTCCGGCGGTAGCGCAAGCGGGGGCCGCTCCTGCCCAAACAACGGCGGCTCCCGCACCTACTTCACAACCACAGAGCAGTGGTGGTATACTTCCATTACTTTCCGGCGGCAATCCAATCGATGCGCTGAAGAACTTACAGATTTTCCAAAGGACACAACCATGAAATCAACAACCATAGATCAGCTACGTC